CTTACCACCTTCACGACGAGGCATCCAGAAGTCTTCCATCATTGATAGGTGACGACGGTCATCACGTGTTTCACCAGTAGTTGCATCATAAACAATCTTGTTACGGAACTTATTCATAATGTCGTTAACATACTGTTCAGCTTTTAGCTTCGGTAAGTTACCAACGTCAACATAGAAAATTCTACGTTCTGGTGCACGGGAAATACGATAGATGACTAAAGAGTCTTCAATCATCTTTAATTGGTTAGTTGGTTTAATTGCCTTATGTAAATGACCCAAACCCATACCAGAGTTTGCATCCATCACGCCAGAAGGACAATGTACAACTGAATCTAATGGAAGTTTAACACCTTGTGTTGATTGTTCAGACATACCTTTATCATTGTAAAGGTAGAACTCTTCCATCGTCTTAATAATTTCAACACCTTGTGGTGTTTTTTCTTTTTTAATGTTCTTGATCTTGCGAATTTTGCGTGGATCAATAAAACGTAATTCTTGAATACCATCCTTGACATTATCTTCGTCAAGTAATACTTGGTAATACAAACGACCGTCAACATACCATTGACGGAAAATATCATGTCCTTTATCATTAAACTTTAATAGTTTAAGGATTTGATAGAACTCTGTTTCAATCTTAGTTTTAATAGCTGATGATACTTTTAGTTCATCAAGAACGATCTCAACTGATCGTTTAGATTCATCAGATATTAATGCTTCATTAACGATGTCTTCAATAGCTGCATCACAATCACAGTATTGAGAAATCTCACGATAACGACGAATAAGATCGTTTTCGTTTTTTAAAGATGCATCTAAATCGACAACCATGCCGTAGTAGCCACCAGCATTTACGCCAGTGTTTACTACGGTGGAGCCGTCTTGGTTGGATGGAGGCACTACCGATGGAATCGGTAGAACCTGTTCATCCTTTGCACGTTTGATTTCAAAGCCAAAAAGCTGCATTATAAAATTTCCTTCTAATTAAAAATTAAACTGGGAACGAACCAATTGGAGTATTAATATTAACGTTAATACCGAAGTTAGCACCAGCACCTTCATTAGAAGTGAAGAAGTTGTAAACGAATTCAACATCAAACTGTTCAATAGCGTTTTGTTGTTCATAGTCTAGAGTGATCGCACCAATGTTAGTTGGGAACGCATCTGTAAACTTGTATGACTTAATAGTCGCACCGTTACGGTCTAGCTGGTGAACAGACAAGTCAACTTGATAGTCAGTAGGATTAGTACGACCATTAGTCGTATTGTACTGTTGAATACCAGATTGCCACTGCTCTAAGGCATTACGAATGTTAAAAGTTGTATCGTTGTAAATAGAAACAGTCCAAGGCTGGAATGAACGTTCACCAGCAAAGTTGACAGGACGACCACGATACGGGATCGAAATTGTTTCAATTGTAGAAGCTGGTAGGGAAGCAGCACGGCATAGGAACTGTGCTCTTTGACCAGCAATAACACCTAGTGTAACGAATGATGGGAAAGTCAACTCAACACGGAATTGATTAGGACGTGCACCACCACCGATCATCTGGGCTTTAAAGTCAGCAATATTTGCCATTTAAAATCTCCTTGTTATTACCTTATTTATTCGTCAAAATTGGGGAGAATTTCTCCCCAATAATATTAGCCACCGATCTCGCTAAAGGCAATGCTAGAACGAGCAGCAACGAAGTTAAGAGTAATATAGTTGATAGAACGAGTTGGTTTAACGAAAATATCCGCAACGAATTCGTTACGATCAATAACCTCACCAGTGTTGTTAGACTCATCACACTTAACTAGGAAGTCTGTAATACCACGACGACCTTGTACGTCACGTAGGAACGGTTCAATCAAGTTCTTGAATTGACCACGAGTGAACGCATCGTTGAATTCAAACAGTTGGAACTTAGCAGCAGTCGCAATAGATTTCTCTAGAACGATAAACAAGCGACGAACGTTAATACGATCGAAAGCACTTGGTTTAGCCAACAATGTTTTATCACCGAACAATACAGTACCTTGACCTGGGAAAGTAACAACTGGATTAATAGAGTTACGATATAAAGTATCACGGTTAGTCTGGTTAGGATTGCAAGCTAAACGAACAACGTTCTTAACTTGACCACGGTTTAGACCACCTGGAGACCACCATGGATCGTTAGTGTAGTCAGTGCGAGCACATAGACCAGCGATGTCACCGTTTAATGGAACCCAACGATACACGTCATTGTAGCGGTCATATTGATATTTGTAACCAGAATCAAGAACTGTATAAGAATTGCTTGATAGTGCATTACGGAAATCAATAATTGATTGAATATTTTCGCTTGTTTCTCCAATAATAACTTCACCAGTGTCCATATCTTCTGGAGATGCAAATACAACAGCGTCTAAACGCTCTAAACCAATATTATCAATAACATGATTAACAACAGTGCTATTTGCTTTACCGCACATAATTAAACTTACGTCATACAATTCAGCGTTAGAGAATAAACTAAATGCTTCCATAGTTTGACTATCAGTTGCAGAAGCGTCATCAAAACCACCAGATAAAGACTGAGTCAATGGAGCAGTCATAGAATGAAATTCAACACCAGCCATTACGCTACCCCAGTTAGTATCTTCAACTGGAACTTCGATTTGGTCAGTGTGATCCATCCACCACAACCACTCAGAACGACCGTTAATAACGTCTTTGTAATAATTGTTTGTACCGTCTGGTTTCTTGTTATCAGAAGCCTTAGATACGAATGCATATTTTTCTAGAACAGCGTTTTCAACGCCAGAGATATAACCCTTTTCATCGATAACGATAATGTGCATTTCATCATTAGAACCACCAATACGAGCAGCACCCTCAGAAGTTCCTGGAGAAGCATCAAACTCGTCTTTGTATGCCCAAGTAGAATAAGTATCACGATCAGCCATAGACACTTTTAAAGTATTACCTAATTTGCCTGGATACTTAGCAGCCCATTCGCCAACAACACCACCACCGTTAATAAACTGTGCAGAATAGTATTGTGGGTTATAAATCGCAACACCAAGAGGGTTAATTGAAGCAGTAGCTGCAGCTTGTGTTCCACCTTGTGGTGGGGCAGCAATTACAACTGTTGGAACAGAAGATAAACCAGAACCTGGAGAAGTAATTAAAATATTTAATAGTGTAGAAGGACCAATAGTTACAGCGCCAACAGTTGCTGCTGTACCAGTTGTGCCACCAGATAGAGTAACTGTTGGGTATGCGCGATAACCACCACCAGCACTATTAATTGTAATAGAAGTAACTGTAGATGCACCACGTGTAATTGTATTGATAACAGCACCAGAACCACCACCAGCATCAGTAATTGTAACAGTTGGGTTAGAAGTATATCCAGTACCACCAGCATCAACTACAATAGCAGTAATAACACCAGAGACAACAGTAGCGTGGGCTACAGCACCAGAACCACCACCACCAGTAATACTTACAACTGGAGATACGAAATTAGCACCACCGCTAGTTAAAGTAATTGTTTGAATTGGTCCACCAGAAAGAACTGCAGTAGCACTTGCGCCAGTTCCTTGGTCACCAGCAGCTGGGATAATTGAAACAGTTGGTGCTGAAGTATAACCAGAACCATTGTTTGCTAAAGTGATACCAGTAATACCGCCACCAGAAATTACAGCTGTTGCAGTTGGAGCAGAACCACCTTCTTCTTGAACAGAGGAATCAACACTAATAGAGAATGTAGCACCTGTTCCTGGTCCAGTTAAAGTGATAGAAGGATTAGTATAACCATAACCTTGTTTAGTAATACTGATACCAATGACTTGGCCAGAAGAATTTATAGAAGCAGTAGCAGCTGCACCTTGACCAGTAGAGTCGTTAAACGCTACAGTAGGAGCTTGTGTGAAACCAGTTCCACCAGTTAAGACTGTAACGCTTTTAATAACTCCATCAGTGCGAATTTGAACTTCTGGTGCAGGATTTGTTGAAATATAACCATATCCAGGGTTATCTAAAGTGATTGATGAAACACCACCAGATGGTGTAACTACTGCATTTTTCATATTAGTTGTCTTTTGACGAACTAATAATAAATTATTTGAATATGAAAGGAAGTTTGCAGCTGTAAACCAAGACTGGAAGTTAAAATTATTTGGTGTACCAAAACGACGAACTAAATCGTCTTCTGAACTAATTGTGATTGGTTCAAGTACAGGACCCCAGTCGAACTGACCTGCGAACGCACCAATAGAGGTCGCAACGGCTGGAACGATAGAGGTAAAGTCTTTTTCTACGACTGCAACGCCTGGAGATAGTTGAAACGGCATTGTTGTTCTCCTTGTTTATAATGATTGCCTAGACAAAAGTTGTCTACATACATATTTAGTTTTTACAAGTTTTTACTCAGAAATTCAAAGGATCAGCTTCGGGTTTGCCGTCATCGTAGAAACCAAATGGTGTCAAATCTTCTTCGATAGCTTGCATCTGCTTTTCGTACATAATTTTTCGCATATTAATGTTATTTAGTTCTTTAAAATACGATTGGGTTGTTAGCCAACCGAATAAAACTAACGGCATAACCAAGTCATCATGATACCCTTCGTCAGCTTCATAAGAGCTACGTTTTTCAATAAATGTAGAGATCTCAGAGATAGTGTCTGGATCGGTAATCAGTAATTTATCTTCTTCAACCATCGCTTTAAAGTTATGGCATCCGACACGTTTAACTCTCTTATCCGTGCTTACACCTAGATAAGATTTTCCTCCACCAAAACCACCACCAACTACTTGGCTTCCTGCGGTTCTATTAACCATCAATATATTTTCATACTCTAATTCTTGATGAAGAATTTGAGCAACCTGATCAGACATATTTATCTCAACTAAAACAAAGGCTTTGTTATATTCCGTAGCAACCTTATGGATTATATTAGGGAATAAAAGTGGAGTTATGTCATTTTTTCTAAATTTTGCAACGATTCTATATGGAGCTTCAGTAATATCTACAACTTGGAATGTAGAATAGTCACCACCAACACCCTCTGCAATATCAATCGTCATACAGTAAGTGTGATTCTTTTGAGGTCTAACGTAACAATCTAAACCATCTTTCTGATAGATAGGTTGATCGACTGTCATCTTAGCAATAACGTCGGCACGAATCAGAGTTAAACTAGAACCAAGGAAGTTACACAAAACCTCTTGGTTGAATTTAAGTTCACCCAACATTCTACGTTGTTCTTCAGCCCAAGCTGCATCACGTCCTGGAATTTCCCAGTAAGGGATAAACAATGGAACGAAGCCATTACGATCGTTCTCAGCATCATTCCAGAAACGCCAGAAGTGGTTATAACCAAGTGGAGTAGAAGATAGTAGAATCTTAGTAGTCTGACCAGCAGAAATAGTAGGATAAACAGAAGTAAAGAATTCTTCTGCTACATTGTTAGGGATAATTGCAGCTTCGTCAACATACAACATGTTTACTGACTTACCACGAATACCAGACTTACCAGTGGCAGCAGTGAATACCTTTGAACCGTTTTCTAGTTCAATATCACCTTTGTTCCAACCAGTAACACCTTGTTGCATCCAGTGAGGTAAGTTCTCGTACATCGTTTGATAACGGTCAAGAACTTCACGGGCAGCAGCAGCTTTGTTCGCTAAGATACCAACGTTCTTGTTTGCTTGAAATAAAGTGTACCAAAGAATATAAGCAGCAGAAGTGGTTGTCTTACCTTGCTGGCGACCTTCCATAAGAATAACACGACGGTTATTATGAATTATATCAATCTTTTTCTTTTGACATTCATATAGATTGAACTTTTGAAGACCGTGGTCAAGAGTTACAATGTAGCAATAATTTTGAATGAAATAAATCGGATCCTGTGCGCACTTGATATATTCCTGGATTTGTTCAGGAGAAAACTCAACAGTGACGCCAGCAGATTTTAAATTTGCATTACTATTATAAATCTCAGCCATATTTTATAGTTCGTCAATCCACTCTTCGTTTGTAATTGTTTTTGTTGGAATATCACCTTCAGCATGAAATGTAGTAGAAGGGGAATTTGATTCTAATGGTTGTTGAGAAACAGAAACAGTTGTAGTACCAATAACATTTTGATCGCTTTGTGGACCAAATAAAGATACTTTCATTTGAAAGTTAATGGTGTGAATAACAAAACGACGTTCTTGGAAAGTCCCTTCAAATTCATCCGATACAATAACTGAGTTAAGAACAACTGGTACATCTAAACGAATACCCATTTCATCAACAGCGTTGACTGTCATTGAATATTCTGGTGTGAACCATGGGAGAATTTGTTCAAGAATTTGTAGAGCATCTTCCTGTGTTTTTGTTATAACATAAACAGACATATCGATATTATATGGCACAGGAGTTCTAATTAAACCTGCCCCATTTTCATTTGCAGAAGAAGCATCATTTTTCATATATTGCATACGATTCATCTTACGCAAAGAATCATAAGTATAAGCAATAATTTCAAATGAAATACGTGGAAGAGAAGTGAGCGTGTGATTCTCTAATGTTGGATCTTCGTCCAAACGTGCTAACCATTTTTCTTTTGGTGCATATGATAAAGGAACGTGTAAACGTTGTACAGTCGTACCATTAACTGGGTCTGTTTGTTTACGATCAATATGAATATTAGAAAACAATCTACCGAAACCGATAATACATTTTCTAACTATACCATGATAAAATACGCTATTGTTCAACATTTAATTAATCCCATTGTCCACCAATAGACTGCCATGCATCATCAGTGTAAATAAAAGTAACAACATCAGCACCATTAACAAATGGCTCAATATAATTATTTGTATATTCTGACCCAGCGATACGACATTTATTGGTTACATAAATCCTAGTAATATCAGAATTTTGTAATCCTGTTTGACGGACTACACGTAGGATTTGTCCTTCTGTTCCATTAGCCAATGTATAGTATCCAGCAGTTAATTTATTAATAGATTTTGTTAAATCTAAAGCAACTGCTCCAGCTAAATTTACACCACCAGTTTTTGTTACAGTATTACCAGAACTTAATCCTGCATATACTTCATTAAAGTTGTCATTAATTTTAGTAAAAGCTGTGCGTAATGGATCACCTGACTTATTGTCAGCCATTGTACCTATGTTTATTGTCTGCTTAGCCATTTTGTGTTCTGTCCGTTTTAATTGTTGTTTGATCAGCTCGGATTGATGTAGAATCAGTTTTTAAAGAAATACCAAGGGTATCAGTATTAGATGAAACTTCGCCGAATGGATTAGATTCATCAAACAAAGCATTTTCAGCAGTAGCTGCTGTTTTAAATATATTATTATCAGCAAACCCAGTAGCATCTTGTACGTTTGGGTTAACTGTAACGTCAAACGATTTAAGGTTCTCGAATACATCAACCTCAGGAATACCAGTATCCATTTTTTCGCTACTGTATTGGAACAATTCAATATCTAATTTGTAAGTGTATAGTTTACCTAATTGATAGAATGGTTCTTGATGTTTGACAAATTTAATTTCAAATAAACCTTTTGTTAGAGGGTAATAGATTAAGTCACCCTCATTTGGTCTATTTGGTAGATATGTTGTACCATACGTTCCAATTAAATCAGTCCAACGTTTACGTGCAACAGTAAGAGTTGCAGATTGATCCATTAATAGACCAAACTTTTGAATCATTGCACCTTGTCCTGCTAGACTTTCAATGTTATCGAAATACATTTCAATTGGGTATGCATGTTCAAACTTTGATAAACGATCTTCACCAAAGATACGGTCTGTAGATACTTGAGTGCGTGGAATGTAAAGAAAATCTTTACCATAGATCTTTAAAGACTCAATAATAATGTCTTCAATAAGATCTTGTTCTCCAGAAGTTCCTTGGGTAAAATACGGATTGGTTGGCATGTATTACCCCATAAAGAAATCTAATGGCGCAGATTTTGTTCTTAGTTCGTCTTCTAGATCTTCAATTTCTTTAGTTGCTTCAGCATACAACTTATCTCCATCAAGAGTTACACCGCCTGGCAATTGTAATCCAGAGAACTTCTTAATGTTGATAGCCCATTGACGTTTAAATAAAGCAGTTACATAGTGTCTTAACCATGGCTCATTAAAAATCTTTACATAGTCTTCTGGGTTTAAACCACGATATCCTTGGATTAAAATATAATCTCCAATGATTACATCAGTTGCCCAGTTTACATCTAAGTATAAACGATTTTGCATGCGATTAAAACGATACAGAGGATGACCATTTAATTCTAAATCCAGCATTGCTAGATGAGACATAACTGTTTTATAGTAAACAATAGATGTAGAAGTTAAATCATACAAATCGTTTAAACGTAATTGGTAT